TCAGTTAGGCTTCTTTCTGTGCAGCGGTGAGAACTTGGATCGAGACTCGTTTGCCTTGAGCTCGGGNTTCCTTTACGCCGTCGACTTCAATTTCGCTATAGCTGGTTGCTGGGTTGCTGAGCTTCAGCTTCTCCCCGCCGCCAATGCCTTTACACTGGCAAAACGAGTGGTACACGAAGAGCGGCTGCCCGCCTCGACGAATACCTGTGAGCTCGTGTCGAGCGTCTCCGACTTCGGCCACTGAGGGGAAGTCACTGTTGACCGCTAGTAAGGCCAGGTTTTCCGGGAGGTCGAGTTCCACGGATTCATCTGGTAGCAGGGTGACGTTCTCGAAGATTGTCGAGCCCGGCTTCACCTCAAGGCTAAACTGGCCTGAGACGCTGCCCTGCGGACTTTGAACTGTGATTGAACATCCAACGTGCGACATGTGGGGGTCCTTTGAGGGGATACGACTCAGCCCCCAGTATAGAGGCGTCGCGTGGACCTCCAAACACCCATCCACTGTGAAACAGGTATCCCTCAGCTACAGCGTAACCGTGGCAGTAGTCGTGAGCGTATTGACGTTGCTCGTGAGGCTCCCCTGCGAGGCGACAGCCACTTCGATAGTGATTACGTCTCCTGCGGCGGCAGGGCTCACGGATATGTTCCCAGAGCTAAACCCAGTAGTAGTTGCTCCGGCGGCTATCGGGCTGGTTATGTCCACGAACGAATGCGAGATCACAGTTGTATTCGCGGAATCTGTGTTAGCCGAAACGTCAATCGAGCGGACCGCAGCATTGATCGCTTCACGGAAGTTGTTCTCGATATCGATCGACAGGCTGATGTCTGCTGTCGGTGGGGCCGGCGTTGTGATCGCCGTNTTGAGTGTAACTCCGAGATCCGAAGGCAGAGTGATGGTTCCGTTTCCGGTCAGAGGCTGAGCCCCCACTGATACCTGGATGAACCTCAGAAACCCCGTTCCAGGGGTAGCTACCTTCGAGTAGGTCTCGAACGAGGGTCCAAACGTATTGCCGAATACCCCGCCAGTAACCTCCTGCAACTCGTACTTCCCGTTCGTCCCCGGAAGATCCTGGATGTTGTCCAGCCAGACTGCTTCGCCGAGGTTGTACTCATTCACGTTCGCCTGCGCGTAAGCATCAGCGTAGGTTCCGTCAGTGGACGTGTAGTGGTCGGCTGGCGGGCGATCCAGCTGCTGGACTGTGTATGTCTGAGCGTCCACCTTGGTGATCTTCACCTTCGCTCGACTCCGTACTGCATAGAACCCCGGCGTCACGTTGTTCAAAACCATGGGATAGTGTGCCAGGAGGCGGAACGACGTATCGCCTACATTCTCGAAGGTCCACGTAGATCCGTCAGCAAGGTCCGTGTTGTACCGCAAGACGAAGTCATCCGAGGAATCAACCTCGTAACTAGCGTCAGGCAGATACACTGGCGGTTCGGTGTAGATCGGCATTAGAGAGTCACAGTGATCGTGGTCGGAGCGGAAGTGCAGAGTTCAGGAGCGTATCCCTGAAAGAAGTACGGGCTCGCCTGTTCGGAGGCGAAGAGGCTGGATATCGTCAACGGCAAAACGGTTGCCGCTGCAGGCTCCGTGGTCGTGGAGCCGAACCAGTCGATCGAGTAGTTCAGTGCGTTCACCAGAGTTGTTGGGGTGATGTTTGAATCATTGTTCCCGGGTTGAGTCCACAACTCCTGAGTCCTTGCACTGAGATACTGGTCCCTGAGCGGAGGCGACGACAAGTTTGTGTTAGGCCCGAATACGTTAAATCCGTCAAGGACATCCGGGAACTTTCCTTCCGCAGACACAGCCCAGGCAGGATCTACGAAGTCAGTAAGCTTTACTCCCGATTTCTGGTACTGCATGCTCAACGTAAGTCGAACGCTCCAGAACGGCGTTGCGACGGTTGTTATGTGGGAGATACCAAGGGTCCACTTCAGGAAGCAGTTCCACGTTGCTTCGCTGCTTATCTCTGTGGTGTTGCCGAAGTTTCCGGGGACAACCTGTGAGACCTGGGTGTGCGTTGTGTTCGTGCGAGACAAGGGGATGTCGCACGCATGGAGCCCTTCCGCTACGAGGTCCACGTTGGTTGTCTGAGCTCGCTTCCATATGTTCGTTCCACTGAAGATGGTATACGGCTCCTGGCAAGCGAACGTTCTGTTCTGGATTCCACAGCCCGCAGGGATCGTAGAGTAGTCGAAGATAGGCTCCATGTACTGGGTGTCCAGTTGCCTCTGAGATCCTCCGCACCACTGGCAGTCTTTGTGTTCGAGCGTCTCACTCCCTGTGAGGTATGAGGTGTCAGGACCCCACAGGCCAGTCTCCAGTTCCAGGATGTCACCGACTCGTGTTTCGGGTCCGTTGGTGTAGTCCCCTGTCTGAGAGAAGGCGAGTACTTCCGACGTGATGAAGCTGAAGTCGCCAGCTGTATAGCTGAGTGATATCGTGCTTGACACGTTCGGTGCTGCAGGGCATCCTGCCGCAATCGCTTGTTTCACGGGATTACTGCACAGCTCGCAGTTCGGTTGAACGGAGTTCGGAGGGTCCTCAAAGCGAACGTAAGAGTTTGAGTATCGGCCTGCGGGGATTCGGCCTAAGAGGCCGAACCGGAATCGCATGTTCTCGAGGTTGATGATGACCTCTTGTGCCGCCCAAGTCTCCGTGACCGTTGCCGCCTCAGAAACTGCCACTGGAGCAGCCGTTGCGTCAACCTTGCTCAACTCGCCTACAGGGATCGTGTATATGAACGCTTGCTCCGCTGCAGAGTACGTCAGCAGAACGTCAGCAGAAGGGGTCCACGTGAGCGTTCCTCCGTCATCAGTCTGCACTGACATCGCTTTGAGTTTTCCGCCGTCGCACTTGTTAACGATAAGCCGGGATCCGTATGCACTCCGGTCGCCAGAGGGCGGCAAGTGAGGATGCTCGTCAATGTCTGTCGCATCAGTTAACGGATCCGCGCAGCAGCAGTCTGAAGAAGCTGTCGCCAGTGGGATGAACTCACCGTGTTTCCAGTAGATGAGTATGAGATCGCCAGTGGACGCGGAGTACGAGGTGAACCGGTTGACGATCGTGATGGACGATCCGGTGTCCTCCATTGTGTCGTCTGTCTTCGGCATGAAGACGTTCGCAGCAGCTGTTGTTGGGTTGTCTTTGTCTGCCGGCGAAGCCAGGTCAGCTGTCAGGACAGCATAGTAGAACTCAGCGTAATCATCGATGAAGCCTTCTTCATTGACGGTCGCGTCAGCAGGACGGTTCACCAGATCAAAGACATCCTCGATGACTTCGTTCTGTGCCGGCGTTATGAAATATCCATCAGCCATCTTAGTTGAAGCCGTATGCGGAGAAGGCGGTTAGTTGCGGGTGGAGGTATCGTCGGAAGTGCGTCTTGGATCCTATTTCGTCGAGTGAGCCATTCAAGTCGAGCGGGAGCGTCGCACTGTTCTGGAAGTCGTCTGTCGTTCCGCTAGGGAAGAACTCAAGCAGGACTGGCTTCGTAATTGGGATCGGCTTACGTCCATTGGCAGGAGCCTGTTCGATGATCGTCTTATTCTGGTTCACTTCCTTCTGGTAGATCCCGCGGTTCAGCACTCGCAGGTCCCACGTGTCTTCCTTCAGCATGATCGTGTACGTGACCGTTCTGAAGCTGACGCCTTTGTCGGTCTTCCACGGAGTTATTCGCACGTCGCTGATCAACGCCTGCCGTGCCGTGACGGGAATGCCGTCGATCGTTATCGCATCAGTATTGACGCTTCCTACGAGAGACATGATTGAAGCCGGTACTACCAACTCATTTCGGTTGTACGTGCATGTCGGAGTGTACTGACTCTCAGAAGCAATCAGCGGTTCGCCTGCTGTTGTGCAGATCGGATGATCGGCTGTGGTGAAAGTCGTACCGTCGTCGTCGGATACCGGCGTGCGCCGTCGAGGGATCTGGACGGACTTGAAAGACCAGCTCTTCTTTGCAATCGTCGAGTTTACGTATTCGTCATCTCGTTGATTCGAGTCGCCGCTCTGTTCTGTTGTCGAAGGTTGATTCGACTTGTAGATCAAAGGAAACCGCCAGACAGACTTCTTCTCGTTTGTCGGGGTTCCGTTGCCAATGTTGTGGAACCGGATATTTGAGTTCTCCGGGTGTACGTCGCCGATCGTCGGGAACAGCGGATCACCCACAAAGAACAGAGGGTCTGACGTGACGGTAGCTCCAGGGGACAACGCAAGGTCCGTGAAGACTTCCACAGGCTCAGTTACTGTGAAGACTCCATTGACGAACGAAACCTGGCGGTTCTCGCGTTTGAAGTTGACTGCTGTGATTGCCACTACTGTCCACCTGCTGCCTGGAGATTCAGTATCGGAATGTTCTTGATCGCCTGCTCGACCATCTTGACTGCCGCCTCGTTCTTCTGGAGCTCGTCGATCAGAGGCTGCTGACTCTTACGCTGGTCGCCTGCAAGCTGTGCGTCTGCCACTATGCGTGCAGCTTCCACTGAGCCTGCTTCGACGATGTTGCTGGCGCTACGTTCCGTGGACAACGCTTTGAGCCTTTCGCGGATCTTCTTCTGTCGTTCGAGCAGATCGTTCTTCTTCTGCTCAAGCCCTTGTGCCTGTGCGAGNATGGCGTTCTGTTCTACTGCTTGCTGTTTGNTCAGCAGTCCTGCCTGCTGAGCCTTCTCTACGGCAGCCGCGAAACCTTCTGCTTCTTCTTTCCGTCTCAGGTCTTCTCCGACATCTTTGTTGACGCGTGATCGGATGCCGTTGAGTGTGCCTAGGGCTTCCTTCCGGGCCTCGAAGCCTTCGCGTACTAGCGTGTTACGCTTCTGCTCAATAGCCACGATGCCCTTCATGAGTTCGAGTATTCGCTCCTGCCCGGGGATGTCGTTCGCTGCAGTGGTATTGACTGCGGTTTGCAGATCCCGCTGAGCCTTCTTCAGCTCGGTTGTGAATCTGCCCAAATCGATCCCAAGGAAGTTCCCTTCGAAGCCCGAGGCCGCCTCCGCTTTCAGTCGTCCGAACTGCTGCCGAACGGCATCCCGCTCTTTGGCCAATGTGCGTAGTCGCTCTATGCCGAGTTCTCTCCTCCGCTTCTCGATCGCTTCAATTAGCTCTTCCTGTGCCTTGATCTGCTTCCGCACAGCAAACTCCGCGTCGATGCGGTCCTGTCTTTCTTTCTCTGCAGGCGTAAGCCCGGCATCGCCATCATTCAAGGCGGCGAGGATTTTCTGACGTTCTTCTTTGAGTGCCGTCACGCGTTTATTGAGACCCCCGAAATCTGGAACTCCGAGGAAATCCAGGACTTTGTCTGCGGGTGCCTGAAACGTTAGCTTGGAGTTCGCTTGATCAAGTTGAGTCAAGAGGGCTGACTTCTCTAGCTCAGAGTTAGCTAGTTTCGCCTCAACACCCAGGTCTTCAAACTTTTGCCGTGCCTTCTCCAGAGAAGATTCTGCAGAGTCAAACGACGTGAGCTTTTGCACACCGTCCAACTCTCGTTGAACCTGAAGAAGTGCTTTCGCGGCTTTGGCAGTGTCAGTGTACTCTTTGCTTAACCTCTTGGACCTTGTGGATGTCGACTCCATGGAGAGCCCCAAAGACTCGAGCAACGGATTCAGGGCTTTGGTCTGCAGGGCGAACTGGATTGCGGACAACGTAAGGGAAGTGAACAGAGCTACTCGCAGGCTACCCATTGTGGCCGCGATAATACTCAAGTTGTTCGACGCTGCTCCGAAGGCACCTGCAAGACCCCGTGTGCCTAATTGCGAGGTGAAGTCCTCCACGGCGAACCCTGCGTTCTGCACAGTGAACGCGAGTCTCCCAGAGCCCGCTGTCTGCCGAGATAGTTGGGCGTTGGACTTTGCCTGAACTCCTGCGAGCCGAACGTACTCGTTACGGAGCTTCGCTGCTTGCGTTGGCAGGATCGCACCCGTGGCGACTGCCTGCTTCAGCTGATCGTTGAAGACTTTCGCCGAACGAGTAACACGGAGCCGAGCTGCATACTCTTTGTCTGTAGCCCCACGTGCGTCCTCGATCTGCCTTCGTATCTGGCTGCGGAGCCCGATCTGCTCCTTCAGCGCCATNGCTTCGCGTTCCTTTACGATGTTCTGTTGATTCTGCGTTCGTTGTTGCTCTGCCGACTGGAGTTGCTGCTCGAGGATTAGCAGCTCCCGGCTCGTTTGGGTCTCTCCGTCAGAAAGACCGTTGAGCTTCTTCTGCAGGACCGTACGCTCCCCTTGAAGACGGATGATTTTCTGCTCGATATCAATTAGCTCACGTTCGCTCTGAACGCCAGCTTTATCCCCTTGCAGGCCCGCGATCCTTCTGTCGATTCCGCTGGCTTGATCTACGATTTGATTAACGCTAGCTTCCTTCCGGAGCTGGATCATCGCCGCTTTGATCTTGTTGATCTTCGCGAGATCCGCGTCTTCATCGACCAGCGAAATCGAGCCGAGTCGAGTCTCCTGCTGGAACTGAGTAAGCAGTGATTTCCTGACAGAGCCCAGTCCTGCTGCCGCCGCTTCCTCTCGCGCAAACTCAGCAGCGACTCTCTGAGAGCTCGTAGCCAGTCTGTTGTTCTGAGACAGCATCCGCTGCGTTGCCTGAGTCAAGGCGGAGACTGCCGTGCTCGTAGCCAGGACACGGGTGCCGAGAAGTTCCACGAGAGCTTCAAGTTGACCCAGCCCCCTGACAGCCTGCGTCGTACCTACCCCAATTTCAGCAGTAGCAGCCGCCATCGGTGCCGTAGAAGCCACGAAGCTGTTGTTCGTCTGGATCGCCGAATTCAACGGCGTGACGTACTCTTCCACGGAAGCAGCGAGACCAACGGCAAACTGGGAGACTGTACTAGGCATAGCGATAGTCTACCAGTAGCCTTTGGTTCGCTGTATACCCGCCTCGTTAATCGAGTCCACGAGTACCCATACGCTGGGCAGTGAGACGGAACTGGTTCTCGAGGTCTTCGTCTGACATTTCTCGGAGGTAGTCCGGGGTGACCCAGTCTGAGATCATTCCACGGAGGATTTGCCGTGGCTTGACTCCTTTGTACTGGGCCGACATAGCGTGAGCTTCAGCCAGCCACGAGGGGAACCCGTTGAGCAGAAAGCTCTCCCAGTGTTCCTCGAACTCTGAAGCAGACATGGACGATAGTAGTTGGTCTACCGTCATGCCGGCCTGACGAGCCATCTCTAGCTGGAACCGTCTTCTGGGGCTTCGCTCAAGTTTTTTCCCGCTTCCTCGCGGTCCTTCTTCCGCATCTTGGAGAGTGCGTAACACCGTTCTGCGAGTTCGTCGCGAACAGAAGAAGGGAGGTTACCAAGCGAGCGTTGTGCTTTGTGGTCTGTCCGGTCGAAGATGCGATTGCCCACGCTGTCGACCAAGGTTAACGCAACGATCAGCNGGCTCAACGAGCCGTACATAACGTTTCGCGTTGGATCATCCACCTCAGCATCGAGGCACTTCGCCCAGTAGTCAGACAGCGAGGCGTCGAGCTCCATCAGGTGGAACTCCATGTCGAGAGATTCGATCTTCACTGTCTCTTTGGCCAGGTGATCGCCTGCACTGAGAGCGTTGAGCTTGATCTTGAATTGGTCGGCGTTGTAGTCGGCGGACATTTGTTTTCCGTGCGGTTAAGTTGAGCAGAAAGGTAGTCGCACACGCCAAACGGCTGACGTGTGCGACTTGGTTCAACGGAGCGTTACACTCCTGCGTTCCAAGTGGGCTCGCCATTGGTCGCGATCGTGATCGTCCCGGTTACGATGTCGTCGTAAGGGACAGCTCCTGAGAAGTCGGAGATGTACCCGTTGATGATCCACTGGGCTCCGGTTGTCTGTGTCCCCTGAGCCTTGAACTGGAGGGTAATAACTTCGGAGTCCTGGTCGATCGGCAGAGTGACCTCATCTGGATTCCAAATGATGTCGACGTTGAGTTCTTTCACGGTGCCCAGATCGCCGGGGCATGTTTCCCGAAAGATCAAATTCGTGAACTGAGTTCCGGCTGCGGAACCCATGTGTGTCGCGTCAAGAATCTGACGCTCGATGCCGATATCGTTGTAGTTTCGAACCTGGGCTGTGAATCCACTGGTGGCGAATGTGATCGCTGTGCCGATACCCGAGCGTGCGCTTGCCATTTTATTGCGTTCCTGGCGGCGTACCTGAAATCAACGAATTCACCAGGTTCTCGAGAACGTCAACACGACCTATGACATGGTTCTGCACGTCAATCACTGCGTCCAGCTTGCCTTCGGCGAACTCGGAGTCCACGTAAGGTTTGCCATTAATGGCGATGATTTCCATGACTTCTATGATGTCTGTGAAACCAGACTTCATACGAACTTCGAGCAGGGTCGTGTCGGCGGACATAATTGTTCCTGGAGAGTTGAGTTGCGGCTTGTCTCCCCAGTGTACTAGTAGCCCTGCCTGCCAAGAACAGGCAATCTTGGGGTTACGTCAGTTCCACGAGGTATTCGAGCGTAGCACTGAGCTCGAACTTGAGATCGTCTTCACCGTCTGACTTCGTGGCGCTGGTGTCCTGAGGTAGCTCAAGGAACATATGCTCCACCCAGCAATCCGTGGTCATCTGCGTCTTGTTGATCTCTAGAGCGGCGTCGAGGGCCAGAAAGATTCGGTGGCAGTCGCTCATGCTGTTGCCCGACACGCGAATAACAACCAACCCGTTGCGAAGCCCAAGAGGCCCCTGCATAGCTCGCTCTTTGTCACCCCCGTCACTCTCGATCAGGATTCGCGTTGCTGTAGGGTCAATCTTCACTTTGTTGTCGCCGCTGTCGTTGGCGTACATGGGTGCGTAGTCGTACCAGATGTGCAGAGGGTCAAACGTCATCAACGTGGATGCGGAGGCATCAGCCTGGAGCTGAACGCCCAGATATGCTTTAAGGTCGTCTACGAAGAAGGCCATTGTTATTCCTTACGCTTTGGACCGGGAGTTGGCTATCTTGCGGGACAGCCGTCTGCCTTCTGCAGCGAGTACTTTCGGGTACTTGTCACGAATGATCTGAGTTGATCTGCTCTGCACGACAGATTCCATCTCTTGCCGCGTAGGCTCGAGAAAAGGATAGGCTCGCGACCTCACAGGACCTTTGGTGCCGCGTTCCACGAGATGTGCGTAGCGAGACGGTCGGATTTCAAGAGGGCCGTTTGATCTCTTCGCTCGAGCGAGGGATACGGATCCGGGTTTGACTCGCTTGAAGCCAAACTTAGTGACCTTCTCGATTCGCTTCCGTACTGTCTTCAGTTTGTTCTTGGCGAAGCTCTGCGATCGCCGTACGCCGAAAGCCCCCCAAAGGACTCCTGGAGCCAGGAGCTTCACAGGACGACGTACGCCGATGCTCGCCATCAGAGCTCCTGTAGGCTGCCACCGGTCCGCTTTCGATCGCTTTGGCAAGACCTGCTTCAGGTTCTTCTTGAGCCTCTTCGCACCTTCGCTGGACAACGACTCCACAAGGGGCCGCATGAGCTTGTTGGTGAGTGCGTCGGGCAGAGCTTCCAGGAAGATATTCAGCTCGTTGCCGGCATGAATTACGCGGGCTTTTACCACTGCTACCCCTCGTATCTACAACCGCACATGAGTTCAGAGTTGTCTTCGTCGACATTGACCACGAATAGGATCTCGTAGTTCTTGCCGTTAATGACAAACTGGCCAGACGAGTTGATGACTGCTGTACGAGAGTTGTACGGAAGCTTTACGACAGCATTCGTTTGGGCAACAACTTGTCTCGCGCGATAGACTTCAGTTCCATTCCCAGTCTCAACTGATCCGTACGATTTGACTTGGTCGACCCGTGTAGCAACATTCGCTCCATAAGAGTCAGTGCGCGTTTCTTTGCATCGGTAGGTGATGGGTTTGTCATAGTTTGATGGGCAGGATAGTTGTTTGGCTGGCATAACAGACAGACTGTGCCGTTCGACGTAGTATGTATACTACGTCGAACGACGGTATCCGAGTCGCCACAGTACACGAGCGATGTCCCGGGCTTCTCGAGTGATGTAATCTTCGTCCACGTGCCACGAAGCAGCGTGTCTTAGCTCATGAATTATAACCTCAAGCTCTTCCTCTCCCTCTAGCTTATCGCTGATCCGGATTTGCTTGTGTGGCGTGGTCGGAGCGTCGCAGTCCCCCCTGCGGTCCGCCGGTGTCTTCGAGAAGCGAAGGTCCCAGCGTTTTCCGAGTATGCTTATGTGCATGTCAGCCCCCGATCTAATCGCCGGTGCCGAAGTTCCATTGAACGAGGGACATTTGCGAGGCGAGTTTTGCCGCCTCATTTGTCATGCAGCTGCAGTCTTCAGTCGGACAGCGGTTCAGCCACCAATTTGTCGCTGTGCTGAACAAAACACGTTTAACCAGTGGAGACAGAGTTCCTGCGAAGTAGGTTCCTTCGGTGCCTGCCGTCAAGGCGATTGCGGTTCCGCCCGAGGTCAGGCTCAGCTCGAATGCAGTGCCTGTGGAGTTGACTACGTAGTACGTCGTGAAATCAGTTGTACCGATATCAGTTACGTTTGGTACTCCAGTGAGGAATTCGTTTTCGTTGCCACTGCGACTAACGGTGATTGTGTCGCCGTCGGCGAAGGTGTACCCGTTGACTGTGGACAGAGCCACGGATCCGGTGAATGTTGTCCCGAACGTTGCCCCAAAGGTTGATGCAGTTTCGAATGCAAGCTGGCAAACTTCGCCTGCCCAGAATGTGATCGTGACCGCGTCGATGCGGCCTTGCGTGCTGGGCCAGTCGCTGCCGGGATTCATGTAGAGCGTTGCGGGACGGTCGATACCGCCGTCCACGATGTAGTACTCCGTATCCGCAAGCGTCTGCTGAACG